ATCGCCCTTCTTGACGCGGCCCTGCTTCATAAGGCTGTAGCGGGCGCGATTGCGAGCGGCGCGCTTTGCTTTGCGCTCGCCGGTTTCGCGGGCGTATTCTGCCTTGTAGTTTCTCATTTCTTCAACGTGGCGCGGTTGGTGCGCGCGTTATAGCTGTAGGCGCTTGGTGAGCGGCCTGACGCCTTGGCGGCGCGGTCCTTGGCGCGGCCCGCCGCGCCCATGATCGATCGGCGCTTGCCCTTCTCAGTAAGCTTGCGGGTGCCCTTCTTCAGGTTGCCGGTTTTCTGCAATGCGGCTGTTGCCGCGGCGTATGGATTGCGCGCGCCCTTCGTCTTCATTTGCGAGACTAGGCGGTCGTATATATTCGGCATCGGGCCTCAGAGGCTGTGAGCCTCAGTTGTGAACGGGTATATGTAGTAGACAACCGGCGGGCGGTTCTGGGGGGGTAGGGGTGCCGCGCAGCGAAAACCGATCGACCGCCCTGGGACCGACGCAGCGCGCCGCGGCTGTACGCTTGCGGGAAAAATGCGGGGGCCGCAGCCTAACCCTCTGATATCATTAGCTTGACCTTCAGGTTGCCAACCTGACACGTACAGTTGTTGACAATGGTTTGCAGTCTCAGTGCAGGTTCTCGCGCGCGGAGCGCTGAGCGTCTGCCGTAGAATTCAACCCGTTGTCTGGCGCTTCCGCCGTCACCTCAGTCTCTCCCCACTTGATGGTCAACGTTGTCGGCTGGTCGGGCTTGTCCTCTTCTTTGTCACGCAATCCGCGGTTTTGTGCTGAGCCAATCATGCGATTAATAACGTCGGCTTCAAGCTTGCGCCGTTGGACTTCAGCATTGGCAAACTGCTTATCGACCGGCAACGGTCGCTGCGTTAACTCAAGCAAATAATCTCGTAAGCTTTCGGCTTGATCGATCCGCGCCTTGCGGTATCGCTTGTAGATCTCGTCGTTATCTCTGACGTGCTGCAAAAAGGTACGCCAACTTGGAAAGCGTTCTTCCTTGTCACATATCGAACGCAGAGATTTGCCGCTGGCGATCAACTCCAGGATCTCAGTCAGCACTTTTTCGGTCAGCTTACGCTTGCTCATAATCACCAATAGAAAAAGCCGCCCCGGATTTGGCGATCGGTGGGCAGCTTTCTCATAGCATCAAGAGGAAACTCAGAATGTCACTGCAAGGCTCTGCATTTTGCGTCATCGCCCCACAGCGTAATAAAAACTTACGCTATTTCGCGTGCATCGTCAACACGAGACGCATAAAAATCTAACTTATACCACAGCTCCAGTATCGCCCTCTCGAACCGCCTACGCACCGTCTGAGCGTGCAGACCCCATACCCTACCTACCTTCGCCCAGGCGGGCCCGCGCACCCTTTTGAACGCGCTGTGGGCACAAGCCCACACCAACTTAGCATCATCCGCATCCATCGCCGGAGTAATTCTCAATGCCCAATCGTAATTCCTGACCGCAATTGCGTTCGCCGGCCCCAGGCGCACTTCCTCCTCGTTATAGCCATACGCCAAGTCGGCATCCGGCATCGTCTCAGGCCAACCTGTCTTTGCTCGCAGATCTATCGCACCTGGCAGCCGCCGCTCCGTATCCGCGGCCTCGATAAACAAGCCGGCAAGACCATCGACGCCGGCGCAATGATCTCTCACAACTACCGCAATTTGCTTTTCGATCATCTTACCTCCACTCGCCGGTTCAATACCGCACCGCATACCGCATTCTTATAGAGGAATGCGGTAAATGCGGTAGTTGCTGGTATTTTGCGCATACCGCAATTGCGGTAGAATGCGGTAGTTTGCGGTATTGCATAAATGTCACTCCAAAACCCACGCCATGTGGTCTCGATACCCCACGAAATCGTCACCAATGAGACTATCGGCAGCTCGCCGAAAGTTCGTCCATTTGTGCTTTGGCTCGCCGCTCATCATCTTAAACGCAGCGTCACGCCAATGATCTTCGTCAACGATACGCCGACGATTATCCGCCACCGCCACGCCGTGATCGATCAGCGCATTGTGTAACGCTTTCACGAGCGTCTTCTGCATTGCGCCCCGCGGTCGCTTCGGCTTCGCTTTTGACGCCGCCGTCGCCTCAACCACAACGCACGAGGTCACAGGCTTGCCGCGCGTATTTGTGCCCAGCTCGACCACCTGAAGC